TGATGGTTCTGAATGGTGGGAGTTTAAAAGATTGCCAATTCGCCAATTAAATTCGGAATCGTTTGACAGTGTTTTGCGTGCTGATATGAAAGATCGTGGCTTTTGATTGCTGATAAGTCTATTTCTACGTAGTGATGCAATCCCCTGAAGCGGTGTTTGCCGCCAAGCTCTACAAGCAAGTTTATGGTGTTGATCCCCCTGCCCCAAAGCAGTGGGAAATTGTGGTGCATGAGCAGGATGGCACACATCCGCTGTACCGCGTTAACCGCAAAGACAAGATTGTCGACATTTATCTGCATGAAGGCCAGCGGCGAGCGTGGGACAGTGATAAGCGCTTCGTGTTCATGATCGCTGGCAAGCAATCCGGCAAAACGATCTTTGGCCCATTGTGGTTATTCCGTGAAATTATTGAACGTGGTGCAGGTGATTATCTGGCGATCAGCGCGACCGCCGATTTGTTCATTGCCAAGATGATGCCCGCATTGAAACAGTTCTTTGTAAACGAACTGGGCATTGGCAAATATTGGGCGGGTGACCGCGTGCTGGAGTTGTGCGATCTGGACACGGGGAAGTTTGGGGCGGCAAATGCTAGCGACCACGAAAAGATGTGGGGCCGGATTATTTTGAGAACGGCTGAATCGGAAGCAGGTATGCAATCCTTCAGTGCTAAAGCGGCGTGGATGGATGAACCGGGCTTATATGTGTCAACGGTTTATAAGGATGTGCGCGGACGGTTGTCACTGGCGGCTGGCCCGGCGCTGGGAACGACTACGCCGTATGACATGGGCTGGCTGAAGAAGGATATTTTTGACGCATGGGAAAAAGGCGATCCTGAAATTGATGTGATCAACTTTGTTTCAACGGTTAATCCGTTTTTCAGCCAAGCTGAATATGAGTCGTTACAGCGGACGATGCAGCCGTATCAATTCGCACTGGATTACAAAGCGTCGTTTGGACGACCACCGGCAGCCATCTATGAAGACTTTGTCGATTCGCTGCGTGAGGATGGCGGGCATAAGGTGAAGCGGTTTGTACTGCCCAGTGATTGGCCGCGCATGGTGGCCGTTGATCCGGGTATTGTGAACCCCGGCAAGATTTGGGTAGCACATGATCCGAAAGAAGATGTGTATTACCTGTACAGGGCGGTGAAGGGTGGCAAGCGTCGGGATGCCAAAGAACATGCGCGGGATGACATCGCCGTGGCACGCGAGGGCAAAGAGCGCGTGATCTGGTGGGCTGTAGGGGCAAAGGCTGAAAAATACTGGCGCGAGGATTATAAAGCGGCTGGTGCGTTGGGTGTGCGTGAACCGGACACAATGGACGTTGAAGAAGGAATTGACCGCCTGACGCAGCTGATTCGCCAGCACCGTTTGTTGGTGATGGATGACCTGCGTGAGTGGATCGATGAAATTATGAGTTACAGCCGCGAAATTAAGAACGGCGAAGTCACCAAGAATATCAACGATAAAGCGACCTTCCACTTGATGGATGCCAGTCGCTATTTTGCTGTGCAAGTGGTGAAGCCACGGCTTGATTGGCATGTTGAGGATAAGGTGGGCAGATATGCTTGAAGCAATTTCCGCTATTTTGATGGCACAAGGATTGGTGACGAGCCAGTGGCAAACGGATACACAGGAACAGGGTGAGCTGGTGAAGCTGTTCCGTGATTATTACGATGGTTTTCAGCGGATGCAGTTGACCGCCGAAATGAAGGCGATGCTGAATATTTCAGATACCCGGTTGGAACGGTACAACATCAATTACTGTTCGCTGATCATTGATCGGATGGCTGACCGGTTGAATGTGGACCGGTTTGAGGTGAAGGGGACAGATACCCCCACCCCAGCCCTCCCCCAAAACACAGGGGAGGGAGCCATTCCAAACGCGATGAATACCGATAAGAATGATTCACCGGCGCAAGAGTGGGTGGATAACCTGCTGGAGTACAACCGGTTTGATGGGCTGCAAAGTGATATTGCGGTGGCGTATTTGCGGGATGGGATGACGTTCATCATCAGCGAATATGACGATCTTGAAAAACAAATGTGCCTGTACCAAGAGCTAGCCTATGATGGTGATGTGGGCATGATCGTGGTGTATGAGCGCGGGAATTCACAGAAGATCGCCGCTGCCGTCAAAATTTGGTATGACGTGCCGCCAACGCCTGAACAAAAGGTTGAGGGTGAAACCAACGTCAGCCAGTATCGCCGGGTGAATATTTATTATCCCGACCGCACCGACAAATATGAGTCTAAAGATGGCATATCGATCACGGCGATGGATGTGCCAGAAGAAGAAGTGGTGACGGTCCGCAACGGCAAAGCGCCGGGTGTGCCGGTGACCGCGTTCTACAATCGCGGTGGTGTGAGCGAGCTGGTGAACATTATTCCGTTGCAGGATTCGCTGAACAGCCAGTTGGTTGATCTGGTGATGGCTGGGCGGCTGACGGCGTTTAGCATCGTGCTGGGTGTGAATGTGAACGTGCCGAAGGGCATCACACCGGGCATGACGATTTTGAAGAATATCACCGATGCTAACGGCGCGGTGATGCTGCCCAAGGATTTGGAAGAAGCCCAACGCATGGCAGCATACTTGGGCGCGGCGCGGTTGGAACGGCTGCCGGTGGGTGATTTGACGCAGATCATCAAGGGCATTGAGATGATCATTGACCAGATCGGCGTGATTAGTTCGACTCCCCTACCCGGTCAAATGGGCGGCGACTCATCAAGTGGTGAAGCGTTAAAACAACGTGAGATTGGTTTGCTGGGTAAGCTGAACCGGGCGCAAGTGCAGATCGGCAATGCGTGGGAAGATGTGATTTGGCTGGCGAACGCTATTCAATTCACGTTCGGCTTTTATTATCCTCCAGTGATTGACCAGATTGATACGCGGTGGAAGTCGGCTGAAATCCGCAACGATACGGATGTGCTGGCGCTGTTCAAGCTGCTGCACGATGCGGGGTTTGAGCGGGCGGCACTGCGAGCGCTGGGCCAAAGCAGCCTTGCCAGCTACAGCGAAGACGACATCCAAAAGATGATGGATGAAAAGGCTAAAGACGTTGGCACCAATCTGGTCAATGCGGCGGGTAGTTTGAACGGCTTTAGCAATTTTAATGCGCCGGGGCAATCGCTGCTGGCGAGTTAGTTTATAATCATTTCATTTATCGGGGGATAAAATGGAAACACCGGCAGAAGTTGCACAAAAGTTACTTGATTTCAGGGAAGCGTATCCAGACGCAGATTATACCTTTGCGCATGTATTGATCGCTGACTATAACATGAGCAACCAATTGATATTTAAGCTATTTGACACACAAGCGTTTCGTGATCAGGCTCAAATACACATTATGGAAGAAGATGATCCGTTTGAAATTGAAAAGCATTACATTACCACTGCTGAAACAATGAAGTTTTTGCGCTACCTGCAAAATTATGATGATGCCTTTTTAGATCAAGTGGCCGAAATTCTGTATCAACATTCAGAAGACAACGCGATTAATCCGCTTTGATTACTGATAAAACATCTTCTGTGGGGGTAAACATGATTGAATATACCGACGCTGACACAGGCAAAAAGGGTTTCGTGATGGTAGCTCGTATCGTCAGAATTAATGAAGCTCGACCGGGAAGCCGCGCACAGTCACAAATTGCACTTGATACTGGCGAATATATCGGTGCTTGGGAAACAGCCCAAACATTAAGTGAGCGTGTGACCGAATCTCAGAGTTGGCAAACTGCTATTGCTTCGAAAGGCTGAACATGAGAGCACATCTTTTTTATCTTAAATACGTTTTGCGACACAAATGGCATGTCTTTTGGGCATGTATCGACATGGGTGTGCCGCTGCTGATTGCTTTATTCCACGATTGGGATAAGTTTTTACCGGATGAATGGTTTGCCTATGTCCACACCTTCTACGCTCCAGATGGGACGAAGCAATATAAGGAGTCAACGGACTTTGCTCGTGCTTGGATGCTGCACCAGCACCGAAACAAACATCATTGGCAATATTGGCTAGTGGTTTGTATTCCATCTCACAATACTGCGATTTCCTTACCAGAGACTGATTACTTGGTTTGGGATCGTGGCAATGCCCAGCGAATCGTAAAACGTAATTCAGGCAGCAGTGAATGGTACGAACTGCAAGATCCATTTCCAAGTGATTATGTAATTATTGATCCGCACACCCCAATGCCGGATGTATATTTGCGTGAAATGCTGGCTGCATTGATTGGTGCAGGTAAAGAACTTGGCTTTTCCAAAAGCAGGGAATGGTGAG